AAGGCCAAAATCATCCTCCACCATTTCAAGCGGCAACCCAAGAAGTTTCTGGGTATCATGATTTAACAGATGTTTAATTCGATCAAAATTTTCCTTAATGGTTTTTTTGAATGAACCTTTTACGCTAATATCACCATCAGAATCTTCATTATCAAAGGCATTTACATACATTTGTACGATTCCTTTAGTCTCATCAACATCCTTGATTTCCTTCTCAATTATAATAAATTTCTCATTCATAATATTCTTTTTTTAAATATTGGCATGATTAATTCAACACTATTAACGCCATTTATATTATATTTTTCATAACCTATTAATTCCCAACCACTTAATCCTAAATCAGTAAGTTTATATTGCATACTTTCAAAATCATCAGCTTTTATACTTAAAAATGTTTTGTATTCAAATTTTTCCATCATTTTATTTTTTTACTGCATATGTAATTGAACATCCACAATTTATAGTATTTCCTGCTGATCCCATCGGATCGCCTGGAAAATCCAAACTTTCGCCACCAACATCAAAATGATCGTTAATATCCACCTCTTGTCCATCGGCTTGCATGTGTGATTGACGCTGAACAAATGAAGCAAGCCATTGTTTGTTATATGGAATTCCAGTGCTTTTTACTCCTTTAATACTGCCAAAATTACAGGCCCGGTTTGTTTCCGTTCTTACGATTCTTTCCGTCCTGAAATATCTCATTTTGTGCCATTTACTATTTATCTGGTCTCTCAACATCGTTTGAGCTGCCCCGGCGCCATAACCTTGTTCAATAATTTCCGGAACCAAATCTTTAAGTAATTTTCTAAGCAATTCCTTTGATGTATCACCTATTGCCACAATCGTTGAACCCACATCCGTTGCCAAATAATCCATAATCTCACCTATCATAATATCCGCCATAATCTCATCTTCATCTTTCAATATTCCAACCCCTGCCATGCTTTTTGCTTGCCGACGGTCAAATTTTGCGAAATCCAAGGCAGCGGACATATATAATGCCTTGTAAGCATCTGTAATCGCTTCATTATCCAATTCCGGTACAGTAACATTATTAATATCGTAAGTCATTGATATAATTTCATATAACGGAGCAATATGTTTCTCCAATGCCTTCATGAATATCGGTCTCGACTTTTTTCTATAAACACCTTTTCGTCTGTCAATGCTTCTCCATGTCCGGGCCCGGTAACTCATTGTCTGGTTGCTTTTTGATATTGTTCAAAACTACTTTTACCACGTACATATTTTGACATAGCTACATTCTTTGCACGCTTACTACGACCAATTTTTTTAGCACCACCAGATTTCTTTTTAGATTGCTCCATTAGAATTTTAAGTTTTCAAAGAACACTTGTTTTAAAGACTTTTTTGCAGGTTCAAATAAAATGCAATGTATTTTATTATCCTTACACCATTTTCTTGCTTCCGCCTCTGTAAATACATCTACCTTAAATCGATATGCCTGAGTAGTCATAGTTATTTGTCCAGTTAATCTTCCAATTACAATATCAATTCCTTTTCTGATATTTTTTCGCCTGAATGAATCTGATTGAAAATCTCCAGGATTTTTTATCCGGCAACTATGCTCCCCAGGATAAGGTTTTAATATATCTTTTTGTGTGCTCATAATCAATTAATATTCACCAACTTAGTCGCATAAATTTTTTTCCGGGCAGTATAAACACTGAGATTGTCAGCATCAATCGTCTTTGCACATTCGACAATCTGCTCCCTCAAGGCTTTAATCACCTCTTTTTCGGTATAGGTTTTTTGCTTTTTTTCAGTCATGATATTTTAATTTAAATTTAATTCTATTGGTATCCCTGTCCTTTCTTTAAATCGTTTTTCAATTAAACTAACTACAGTTTGATTAAAAAGTGCCCCAGCTTCATCACGATTTATATTATATTTTTTACAAAATTCTGCTTTTATTTCTTCTATGTTTTTCTTAGTTACCATATCACATTTTATATTTCCGATTTTACGAATAAGTTAATTGCTTGTTCTTTTCTAATATTATGTTTCCATTGACAAATATTATTAAATGCAATATTTTCATATTATTACATTTTATCAACTAAATTCTGTTCCTGATAGAATTCATTACTTTCTGCTATCTTCGCTTCCTCGTCAATTTCTCCCTCTCCAATAGGCATCATGGTAGCTGGTATATACCTTGTATTCATAGCCGGCTCGTCAATAATTTCATCACCCATTTTTTCCCGTATATCATTTGAACTGTAAACTCCTTTATCAAAACCAATAGACAACCATTCCATTAGCTTTTTTTTATCTTGCTGCAATGCCTCAATCCCTGAATAATCAGGTTTTAGAATATAATTTCCATATATCTGCAAAATCTCATTAAATCCTGAACAGAAAGAATCAATATCCGGAATTATTCTATTTGTATAAATTGCCTTTGCGGCTTCAAGTTTGTTGTTATATGTACTCGCCTGCGTATCATTGAATAGCTCAGATGGACATTGAAGCAGGTTACAGAATTTACGCATGCCATGTTCGGACATTGTAATTATTTCCAGCTCTTTGAGATTTTCGTAACCAATTTTCGTAAAAGCCAGTTTTCCAAGTGTGAAAATCGGAATCCCTAAATTATCCATATCATCCTTCCAGCTATATTTACTTTTCCAGCGTTCTCGGAATTTAGATTCCTGTTCTGCCGTTGTTTCGCCACCTTGTTCGCTTTCTTTTGAAACTATTCCCGGCGGGTGACCGGCTTGGTATAATTTTGCCGTTATTTCATAACCTTTATTTTGAAAGTTGATTATATTATAAGCAACCTTAATGGGTGACATTCCCATGAAATTTTTACCGTCCTCAAAACTCAAGGTTGGCGCAAATCGTTCGTGCCAAATATCCATAGGATTTATCTGATAGCTCTCATCAATATCCAAAGTGTAATAACCTATTGGTTGACGCCAACCCTTTGAATGAATTGTCACATTCTGTGTTGGCATCGGAATAAGCCCATCTAATGTTATTTTTCCCTTATTTACGCCATTTTCATATTTTGGCGCATAAACAATGCTATTTCCGGTAACGTAATTTAAAACGGCCCATAGGCGCCTGAATTCATTCCAATTCTGATAATAATTAGTTTTAGTCATCAGTTTGGCGATTTCTTCATTTTCCGCCTCAATTTCTTTCCCGTTACTTTGTTTTTCAAAGAGCCTTAATGGTATGTTAGCGAACATCCCGGCAAGTTTTATAATAATTGAAAACAGATCAGGGTTCCCTTCATACCCTTCGGTCACATATTTTTTTAACTTTGAATCTTTGCCTAAAGCTAACCCCTGACTTAACATTTCATACAAGGCTCGATATAATTCGTTCTGCCTTGAGACTTCAAACTCCACTTCGGCAATCCTTGCCTTTTGTTGTGATATTATTGTTTTTTGCTTACGCCCAAACATTTGTGTCAATTATTTGTTCCAATTTTAGTTCCGTAAATGCCCAGACCAAGGCATCGACCCGGTCAGGTGATTTTTCACCTTCCGCAGCATTCCAGGTTGTCATTTGTGTTTCAAGTCCTTCATGTATTCCAACATGCTTAATTTCGCCACGTTCGTACATTGCCACAATAGGCTCAGCCCGGATTATTTTCCCTCTGGTCGCATGGACTGATTTATAACTTATACTTTCATCTAATCCCCTGAGGGTATTCTCAATCATATCGCCACCATTATTTACCTCTCCGATTATCCGATCAGCCTTCCAGTCATAATAAGCATTGATTGCTTTTTTTGCCCATCCATTCGGCGTATATCTTCCTGAAATATCTTCAAGTACATATCCCAGATTATCAACTCCTAATCCACAAACAGCAATACCGGTTTCATCAGATGATTTTTTTGCAGTTGTTGCCGGATCAATAGCCACTACAATTCTTTTCATTACAGGAGCTTTGGATACCCGATTCTTTTCAATTATTGCCATATCCCAGAGCGCGCCTTCAATATCTTTCAGTATTTTTGCAAGTAGCTCCTGATCTCCGAGCCTTGTGCCTTCATATCGTTTAATAATCTTTTCCAGAAATTTTCTGGATAGATTTGCCTTGTTTTCATATGTAGTGCCAACTGTTAAGTGAGTATCATTTTCTTCTATAAGATTTTTGATTAAATCAGTCGGCCGGGGGGTGGTTGTTACTATAATTTGAGGATTTTCTCCGAGTTGAGCACCGAGCACAAGCTGATCCCATGCATCAGGATATCGCCATTTTGCTAATTCATCAGCCCAAGCCTTATAACAATGTGGCCCTCTAAGTTGTTCCGGGTCCTCTGCGGAAAAAACATTCGCTATTGCCCCGTTTTTCCAAGTGATTCGTCTTTTTGAAGGCTCGTATAACGGCCTGTCATAATCAGGACTCACTGAAAGAATCCCGCTTTCCCCTTCAATCATTACGTCACGTGCATCGGCAGCCGTTTCGCCAACCAAGTGAATAATAGGAACCTGATCTTTCCAGATTCTTATGGTTTCCGATCCTGTTCTGGTTTTTCCAAATCCCCTTCCACACATTAATAACCATACAAACCAATTACCAGCCGGTAATAATTGTTTTTTCCTTGCCCATATACCCTCCCAATCGTATGGCAAAAAAATAATTTCCTTATCAGTTAAGGAACTAAGTGCATTTTTAACTTTTTCTGGAGACTTTATTTTTGTTAATTCTTTTAACTCCATTTTATTCTTTTTCAGTTAATTTTTTCAAGAGTTTTTCACGAACATCATTCACATTAATATTAATATCCTGATCACCTTCCTGATTTGCTCGCTGTTGTTTAGGCATAATATATTCCTGTAAATCTTCCCATAATGAAGTACGTTGAGATGCTGATAATTTTTTTAGATCAGCTTTTAAGGTTGTTTCAAGTAACTTAATTACTTCTTCAATCTTCTTTTGTCTTTCAGATGTTCTTTTATTTAATGATCCTTGAGGCCTGCCATTTGGATTTCCTGATTCTCCTTTCT